ACCGCAGCCATGTTAATGATTGTAGATTGATTAATCTCAGCAAATGTTCTGAACACTTCTTTTTGTTCATCAGTTAAGATGTCTAAGTGTTGTACCGAACCGTCGTTTTGTTTGATACTATTCCATGTAGCTTTATCATTCTTACCCAACGCTTGAAGTAATTCCTTCAACACTGGGTTTTTAATGGTTACCTTCATTTTAGCAACGTCCTTCACATAACAGTTAGACCAAATCGGTTCAATTGATTGTGATACCTGTCCTAAGATAAACGCTGAAGATGTTGTTGGTGCAATAGCATTAAGTGTAACGTTTCTTCTTCCGTAACCTTCCAAAATTTCAGGTTCACCAAACATCTTAGCCAATTCAGCCGAAGCTGCGTATGACTTTTCTTTGATTAGTTTGAATACTTGAATGTTCAATCTTGCCGCGTCCTTACTGTCAAATGGTAATCCCTTAGACTGAAGTAGTGAGTGCCAACCTAAAACTCCCAAACCAAGAGCTCTTTGTCTCTTAGCGAAGTTGTAGGACTTTTCCATGTATAGGAATGCTCTCTTACCCTCTATAGTTCCATTATCACGTACTTCTTCAAGTTTTGTCAAGAATTCAGAGACAACAGCATCTAAGAACATTGTCATGGTTTCAACTGCGTCTGTGTCTTTCCACTCATCAAAGTGTAGTACGTTCATTGATGATAACACACAAACAAACGACTCTTCTTCAGAGTTGTGTAGTGCAATCTCTGAACATAAGTTAGAGTTATAGATTTTTAGGTCTTTGTCCTGATATACCTCTGGTGATTTCTTATTCATAGTATCTGTGAACATGATGTATGGATACCCAATCTCACCGCGTCTTTGAATGACTTTCGCCCAAATCGCACGTTTCTTATCGTCACCAGCAATCATATCCTCCATGAACTCATCAGTCACAGTGACTGCATGTGTCAGGTCCTGAATGGGGAAACCCTCAGTACCAATCTCCAAGAACTCCATAATATCTGGATGCTCTACTGGTAGATATGGTGAGAAACGACCACGACGGGTTGACCCCTGTGAAATATTATCAACCACACTTTGGAATAAGTTCATAAAGTGTACCGCACCTGGTGCATGACCATTATCTGTAATCTCTGCTCCACGACCACGAATGTTACCAAAGTAACCTGAGGTACCTCCACCCATCTTACTCATCTCACCAACTTCTGCTTGTGTATACAAAATTGACTCAATGTTATCTCCGATGTTTGAACCGAAACAACTTACGGGTAGACCTCTTTTCTTACCAAAGTTAGCCCATACTGGTGATGATAGTGAATACCATCCTCTACCAATGTAGTCGTAGAATTTATCTGCAAACCCTTCAACACCTAACAGTTTTTCTGCATGTTCTGCTATTGTTCTAATTCTTTCTAAAGGTTCTTCACCTTCACTCAAATACCCTCTACGAAGAAACGTAATAGATTCTTCGTTAATCCAATCAAAAGGTTTTCTTTCTTTCATATTATTGTTTTATCTGTTTTTAAAATAAGTCGTTTGATGTTATTGATTTTGATTTCTTGCTGTAGTTAATACTTCTTTTATTGAAGAAATCAGTATGTTTTGTTGTTAAGATTTCATCGTCAAACCACTCCGTAGTTTCCAACAATGTATCATTAATATCAAAAATACTATCAATACCAATTGAGTTTAAAGATACGTTAAATCTATATTTAATGAACTCCATAGTCTGTGCTTTTGTTAAAAAGTCTAAATCTCCTTTCTCAAAAATCCAATTTACAATTTCAGTCTCAGCATCATATGCCTCCATTGTTGCATCCACCAAGTCTGAAATCAATTCAGGTGTCCACCACTCAGGATTCTCTTGTTTGATTAGATTGACCAAATCAAAACCGAATTCAGCATGGATATTTTCTTCTTTTGATGTCGCTTCAACAGCATTTGAAATACCTTTCAACACGTTTTTGTGTTTGTTGAATGACATAATCACCAAGAATTGAGAGAACAATGAAACATTCTCCACAAACATTGAGAATAATACAACAGATTCAAAGTAATCTTTGTTCTCCACAGCCTTAGAACCTGAGATAGATTTTTCAAGATACTTAATTCTTCTACGAATCGCGGGTACCTCTAATAGATTTTCAAACTGAGAGTTCAACCCTAACAATTGAATTAGATGTGAATATGCATCTGCGTGTCTTACTTCTGACTCTGCAAATGTTGCACCTACGTTACCGATTTCTGGTTTCGGCATTCTTTTGTAGATGTCACCCCAAAATGTTTTAACGGCAACCTCAATTTGTGAGATGGCCAACATCGCTCTTTCAACAGCACTTTTCTCCTTTTCATTAAGGTGAACTTTGTAGTCCTGAATATCTGAAGTAAAGTTAAACTCAGTATGTACCCAATATGAATGTCTAATAGCATCCACATATTCATTAAGATTTGGGTAATCATAAGGTTTTAAGTTTACTCTTTTCTCAAAGATATTAGGTCTGTTCTTAGTACGGTAGATGATGTATTCTTTTGCCACATCATTCAATCCGTTGTCCATTAGTTTGTTCTCAACCATATCATGAATATCGTCCACATGAGGAACGTGTTCTTTATTATTTCTGAAAATCGCTTTCGTAGATATTCTCGCAATCTTTTCGGCCATTTCATCATCAACTTTGTTTATACTACTCATGGCCTTCAGAACTGCTCTCTCAATTTTAGCTGAGTCGTAGACCTCTTTTTCACCGCTTCTTTTTACGACATAGCGGATGTCTTTACTTACTGCATTTACTAAACTTTCCATAACTATATTATTTTTTTAATTCCCGCCTTGAGACTGTCTTTGTTGACGTTTTTCCATCAACTGTTTAATTCTGTCTCTGTTTTTTTCTTCCTTCTGTTCCTCGTGACCTAAGAAAGTCATACTCTGTTCCGTATCAATAACCAACATTTCATTGTCGTACTTACAGTTTTCAAAGATGATTCCGTCTTTACCGATGCGGGATTTGGTGATAGCAATTGTTGCCAGATTCATCTCCTTTTGAGTTAGTGACTTAGCAACGGAAATAATCACGTGACCCACTTGAGCTTTCTTAATAGAACCACCCATTTGGTCAGTTGTCACCACCTCTGAAGAAATAGATGAACGGTTACCTTGTGTTGCGGTCCAACCTACGATGTCTAATTCATGACACATCGCCTCAAATGCTCTCATCACTGACCCTTCACTTTTCCATTCGTCACCTAAATTCTTATCAGGGGTGATACAATCAATATAATCCAAAACAATCATATCAATCTTATTTCCCTCAGCAATCATTTTACGGATTTGGTTCTTAATCTGATTCATAGTCAAAGTATCTGAAGGTAACTTTTTAAGTATCAAACTGTTCTTTGTAGTTTCCTTAATTTCTTTGACTCTTGTCATAACCTCGTCCTTGTGATTTGACAGGTTGTCAGGTGCAATTCCAGTCCATAGTGTAAAATGTTTTCTCTGAATAATCTTTGGGTTGTCCTCAAAGAATACCTGTAAAACATTATACCCTAAGTTGAATCCGTTGTTTGCAATCTTCGTTAAGAAGGTTGTCTTACCAACACCTGTCGGTGCCAAAATGACACCAATTTCACCCTTAGCCAAACCACCTTTAAGTAGGTTGTCAATACCAGGCACTCCAATTGGAATTGGATGTCTGTAATCGTCATCCAAAACAATATCCAAATTAGAGAATACATCTGCAGTACCCGTATCAACTTCACCTACCTGAAGTGCTTCTCTTACCATCTCCTCTAAATGGTCGTATGACTCAAAGTCTCCTTTGTCAATAATCTTTTGTGCTTTACTCATCACCTTCTGTAATTCTTGTTGTTTACAGAACTTCAGTGACTTTTCTTGAACAAAAGATGAACCTTCAATCGGAGCCTCTTTTACCTCTGTAAGGGTGTCAAGGACCATTTTTTGAGCCATCGGAGATGAAATCTCACTTTTTGTAAGTTGTTCTAATGTTGCAAAAGTCGGAGCATGTTCATACTTTGAATAATACTCCTTAACCATTTGCATCATCAACTTGAAATATTGATTATCAAAGTACTTCGGGTCCAACACATCTACTATGGAATTTGCAAAATCTTTATCAATTATAATGTTGTTTAGTAGTTGTAGTTGGAATGAGTTACCGAGGTAACCGAAGTTAATTTCTTTTGACATATCAATAAATTTTCTGTTGGGTAAATAATAAATATAGTTAAGCTAGCTGATAATCCATGTAAGTGTAAGACAAATCTTCACTTGAAAAAATGTCAGTCAGCGAGCGAAGTACACTTTTTAATTGCGGACGTATGTCTACGGTGTATCTTATTTTTGGAGGGAACATTTTTGCGTCAATAATTTTATGACAAATTGTCTCATCTCCAAGCTTAATAAAGATGTTAAAACTCTCTGGACCGTCCGTATTTGAGGTGTCCAAAATCGCAGGGTCTAATGCGATTTGATTGTAGTTGTCCAACATGTAGACCAAGGTCTTTTCTTTCAAACCGGCAATCAATTTGTAGGAAATTTCTTCCACAGTACGAACCATGTCAATGCTCTTTCTTGCCTTTGGATTATATCCTCTGACATTGAAGTATCTCTGAACAACAATGTTGTCATTCAGTGTCAACAAAAATTCCATCTTGGTTACATCATTTTGATTTTTCATAATTTTACTTTTTGTTTTTGTAACGTTTTTTTTCTTTTCTAGTTAACTTCATAAAAGGTTGTAAAAAATTCACCCAAGCATCATCACGTTTGGGTAAGTATTTGAAGATACCGTCATCCATCATCATTCTCATTAGATTCTTGTATCCTCGTCCGTCAGGGTCTAAACTCTCACTGTAGTAAAGTCCAACTTCTTCTTTACCTTCATCACTAATAATTGGGTTTGACAAATCTATGAGCTTTTTATTGATTGTGAAAAATTCTTCACCATAAACTCCTGTTTTTGTTTTACCACTTAAAAGGTTTTGCAAAGCTCTGTTATCTTTATCACCAGTGTGTAGTTTTTCAGCCTGACTTAAAATATCCTCAACAGTTAGGACTTTTTCAACTATCTCAGGGAAAAGTTTTACAAAAGTTTTTTCTCCCATGTATTGAATACCGTGAACATTATCCGACGCATCCCCCGAAATTATCTTAAATGTCTTCACGTTCTCATGTGGGATTGAAATATACTTCAGATTAATCATTTCACCCTGTTTAAGGTACTTTTTCTCAGTTGGTGAGTAGATAGTTACCTTTTCTGAGATAAGCTGTGTAAGGTCCTTATCTGCTGAAAATATTGTTTTGTGTTCATCTTCAGATATGTTACAGTAATATGCAATTACATCATCAGCTTCACATCCCTCAACCTCAAGTTGACGAATGAACATATCTTCCAAATATTGTTTGATTCTTGACATCTGCCAATCATAAGAAACTTTCTTTTGTTCATTCAATGTTTCTCTACGATTAACCTTATAATCGGCATAGATAAGTCGTCGTTGGGATGAGTTATTTTTCCCATCCCATACAACGATTACCTTATCATAATTCTGTTCTTCAATGAATCTTCTGAGGGTATTTACGAAATGGTACAAACCACCAATGTGATTTCCCTTGTGATAATAATCACGAACCCCATGAAAACCAATTTTAAATAAATTGTTGCCGTCTACTAATAATGTCTTAGTCAAAACCTTTGTATTTAAAGGTTACACTTCTTTTTCTTCTTCCAATTTGTAATCGCCTTCTTTGCCGATTACTGCTTTCCAATATTCTGATTGCTCAGTTTTGTAATTCTCAATAGATTTTTTCTCTTCGGTAGAATCTTTACCCGCCAAGAATCCATGAGGTGTTACAATAATTTTTCCGTCTTCGTACCCCAATCCATTGATATGGTTTTTCATAACTGAAACTTTTGTACGAACGGCAAATTTAACTTTTCTTTTGTCTTTAACTGCTGCGATTTTTGTTGTTCCCGCATTTTTTTGATTACCGAACAAAAACACCAAAGAGGAGTTCAACCATATAGATTCACCACCTTTAGCTTTGATTTTTGGTTGACCAAACGGATTGTCAGGAAGTTCAACCCAAGGTTGATTGACAATTACCAAAGTATTCTCGTATTTAGAGTCTGCTTTACGTGACCCTGAGATACGTTGGTTGATACCCATTCCGATTTTGTCCGCTAATGTGGCTGCGTTGTGTTGCTTACCACCCTTACCATCAAATGTCATCTTACACGGTACTGAACCTACAGAATCCCACAAGAATAATAAGTCATACTCCAACTCACCTTTTTCCTGTGCATCTAATAATTCATTGATGTAATCTGTGATTTGTTCAATGTAATCAAAATTGTTGTTAAAGATAAAGAATCCGTCCCAATCCAATTCACCTGTTTCTTCATCTACCACTTCTTCACATTCAAAACCCATAAGTTTTGCGTGGTCAAAAGACCATTTTTGTTCAGTAATAATAAAGACAGGAAGGATACCCTTCTTCTGAGCATCAACCGCCGTCTTGACCAACGCAGTTGTCTTGCCCGTATCAGAGTGACCTAAGAACATGTTCAAGTGACCGATAGCTGGACCTGGTAAACCTACCGCATCCAAGAAATCTTCACCCAAATCTAAAAACCTTTGTGGTTTGTATTTTGCAGAAGTTGAGAACTTCTTTTTGATACTCTGAAAATCTTTTTTCTTTATTGCCATATTGATTAAATAATAAAGATGGTGCAGGTTCTCACCCACACCATCAGTTTAACTTCCTTAGAACGGCAAGTCGTCATCCACCTCAGCATCTGCTTGTGGGTCGCTTACCTCTTCTGTTTTTGTTGACGCCTCAGAAGTACCACCGAAGGTAGTCTCCGTATCGTCACCATAGACATACTTTTTTAATTCTGAATCCCAAACAGGTGTTTCTCCTCTTGCGATTGCTTCCAAATATTCAACAGGTTTCTGTGAATATACATCTTGCCAAGTCAACTCGTCCTCAATCCATTCTTTCATCTGAGCCGCGTCAGTGTGAATTGGTGTTGGGTCATCATACATGATTGTTTTCACAACAGTGTACTCAATACCTGAAGGAGTCTTAGATTTAGACAAATCAACAATCAAGTCACGACCTTCGTTAGCATCTGTGACATCACCCTTTTGTTTCCAAATTGGAATGATTTTGTCCAAGATACCTTCTTGCTTGTAGTTGTCTTTAAATCTCCAAAACTTAGGTCCGTGGTCTTCATTCTCACGGTCAATGACCTTAACAATGTAGAATTTACGTGGACGGTACTGACGAGCCAATTCTTTATCTGACTCTTTACCTGTAGACATCAATTCTTCGTAAACCTCAGTAAGTGGTGAACGCTCGCCATCATTCTTACCAGGGTCGTACAATTTAGTCCATTTACCATCAACCTGAACTTCGTGGTACCATACCTCTTTGAAAGGTGATGAACCATCTGGTGTTGGAAGGATACGGATTACTTTTTGACCTGACTTGGTCCCTTTTGGTAGATACGTTGTAAAGTATCTTTTCAATCTGTCTTCTTGAGAGATTGAACTACCCCCACCGTTTGAACGTTGGGTGTTTTTTTCGTACTGAGCAAGTACTGCATCTAATGCATTTCCCATAATTTTTTCTTTTTACTCTGTTAATTGTTTCTCTTAAAACTCAATAATAAGTATAGTCAATCCGTCAATAAAGTCAAACCAATAAAAACAAAAAAGACCACCCGATTACCGAGTGGCCTTATTCTAAAAATAAAAAATTATATTGTCAATTATTCTCCGTCCTCAAACGGTTCTTTGAATGATTTTTTAATATCTGCAGCTGAGAAATTCTCAACCTCATCAGGTGTCAACACATATTCGTTTTTACCTGTTTGTTGCATCTCAACTTCTTTGTCTGAGAAGAAGTCAGTCAATTTTTGATTGTAAGGATAACTATCCAAACTTCTCAACTGTAGTTTTTCTTCTGGTGACTTCTCTCTGTATTTTTCAACTTTGTCTTCCAAAGAGTTAATTTTATCAAAAATCTGGTCCATCTGAGATAACTTACTCTCCAAGTCAGTTAGCTTTTCAAACATACTTTCCATATATTCGTCTTGCTTATCTGAGATTTCAGTCTGTTTAGTAACCAAATCAGTAATATCCAATTCTTCAGTACCACCTTCAGAAGATACCTCAACATCAGACTCTACTTCACCAGAATCATCCACCTTTTCAACATCTGGGTCAGATTCAATATCTACAGGTTCAGCGATTTCTTCCGCCCCTGTTTCCATGTCTAACTCAGCATCTGCCTCAGGAGCCAATGTATCAGGGTCTGCAGCGTCTTGCTCTGTGATATATTTGTTAATAGAGTTATATCTACCTAACTCTTCTAATATCTTTTTATCTATTGACATAACAACGTATTATTAACCGTTCAATAAAGTCTTTACACCTTGTGGTGTTTCAACTTTTAATGTTCTATTTAGTTTCATGGTGTTGTCAACTCTTTCAATTAGTCCGTCTTTCATACTAACAGTATAACAATCACCAGTGTCAAGGTCACATACTTCTTTGTAACCATTTCCGGCGTCTCTCTCGGTAATACGAGTGTCTTTAGACAAATACTGGTCTAATAATGATTTTACATTCATAACAATATTTTATTAATAAATATAACGAAAAACCGAATTTTCTTATTTTTAATGTCTTATGAACCACTCAATCGCACTTTCAAAAATTGGAATTGAGTTTTCATAAGTAGTTTTAATCCTTTTTTCATCATCAGTTTGAGGGTTTGTAATGATTCTATCAAACTCAGCCTGAGTTGGAATTCGTCTATACCAATTTCTAACATATACTTTTGAATAGGCAATTGCAATGTTATTAATAGTATTCGGACCTACCAAATATAATTGTAACTGAGCCACGAGTGCCGGTGAGTTAAATCTTTTAAATAATACATCAAAACCACCAGTAGGGTCGTTGAAAGAAAAATAACTTCTTGGTCTACCGTCTGAGGTTGTAGCTCTACAGAACTGACCATCAACTTTATTCATATCAATACCAGAGAAGGTTCCTGAATCAGTAGTAAGTCCCACATAATTATTATTCAATCCTTTTACATAACCACCATGGTATCCCTGCTCTCTCCATATAATACCTAACACTAACCTTTGGATGTTAATATTTGAAGTCTTACCTACAACATAGTTCTTGATATCAGTATAAGAATATTGAGTACTATTTGTTTGTACAAAATCAAGGTCCTGATATGCAGCAACAGGATTACACGCCGAAGAACCAATGTTTGACCCTTGACCTGTACTTGACGAATTAGGAACTGTTGGGTCTCCGTTTTGGTTTTCTGAAGGTTCTCCTGAGTCATTTCTTGGTGTAGACTCCGCTTGTCTTCTACTCTTCTCAGCTTGTCTTCTTAGAATATCAATATTTACACTCATTACCAACTTATCAACTTGAGGGAATGAGTATTTTGAAACTCTAACCCCTTCAAACGTGGTGACAAAATTTCCAGGTTGAATACTATGAGCAACATTTGTAATCCAATACGGACCATTAAACATAGGAACATATCTTAAGTTAAAGTACATTGTTGGTTGTATCATCATATTACCCATGGACACAATCTGAGCTGAGTAACTTCTATTTTTATAGATGTTAAATAAAGAAGTTGACTGTTGAATAGCCTTTTGACCCTTCGCTTGGTTTGCCATGTCTGTTAATATCGCAAAAGATTCAGAGGTATCTTTATATTGGGCTTGGTCCAAACTAATAGATTGGAAGATGTTTTGGTTTCTAACTCCAAAATCTACATTGAAGGCAACCACCTTATTAGACAAACCATAATCAGTTTTTTCATCTTGGTTTTCATCTAATGGGTTACCAGGTACTTCAATTTGGAATGAATCACTTCTAAACCTATAGTCAATGTTTTGAGATTGGTCAGCATGTTCTGATAACTTATCAGTATATAGACAGATAAATCTCGGACGAGTATCCGCAGTGTCAATCTCACTAAACGTACCAAAGGTCTCTTGACCTGGCGGCTCAGTGTCTTGTGGGGAACTTGTTAAACTCGGCTGTGTAATACCATA